GGCCCGGTCATAAATGTAAACGCTGTGCCGATTGCTTTTAGCCCGCTGATAAGCACCGGCCCGACGGCTATTAACTTGCCAATCACAAACAGCACCGGCCCCAACGCAGCGGCAACGGCGGCGGCAATAACGATCACCTTTTGCATTCCCGGCGAAAGGTTGCCGAACCATTCAGCAGCACGGGCAACGGCGTCGGATAACCGGCCCATCACTTCGCGCAAGTTGATAGAATTGGCAATGGCGTCGCCAATCTTTGCAAGGGCTAAGGAAACGTTGTCTTTGAACGTGGAAAACACGCCTGTGAGCGTCTTACTTTGCGCCTCCATGCCGCCAAAGAAAACGCCGCCTTCCTGTGCTGTGGATTTTAGTAATTCCTGAAGGAGCGGGAATGTAACTTTACCTTCTTCAATGAACTTGCGCAAGGCGTCACCTGTGAGGCCCGTTTTTTCACTCAACAGGTCAAAAACAGGAACGCCGCGCTGCGCCAATTGCCGCAAGTCTTGCGTATAGGCTGCGCCAATGCTACGGGCCTGCCCAAAAATCAGCGTAAGGTCTTGCAAGTTACTACCCGTCGCCCCTGCGATGTCACCCAAAAAGCTAAGGGAATCATACACCTCATCTATATTCAAACCAAAGGCTAAAAGCTGCTTTGCTCCGGCGGCTACGTCTTCAAGTTGGAAAGGGGTTTTTGCGGCAAATTCTGCCAGTCGGTCAAATGCTTCGGCCCCTTTTTCGGCACTACCCAGCAGAGTAGAAAGCGAGACGCGCAAGGTTTCATATTTGGCCGCTGTGGACAATGCCGCCGCTCCCGCTCCGGCAAGGGGCAATGTAATGGCCTGCGTAAGGGTTGACCCGGCGCTTTGCAAATCAGCCGCAAAACGTTGCATCCGTTTGGACATAGCGTTTAAGCTGCGTTCAAACTGGCTGGTATCTATCCCAAGTACAACGTTTATCTTATTGGCCATTATTGCGGTCTGTTTTGGTTATGCCATTTGGCAAACTGTTTCTCTATCGCCTGCAATGCAGCCCCGGTGGCCTTGTCCAATGCCGGTTCCATGTATGCCGCCCGGAATGCCCGCGCGCTCCCGGCAATGGCGGCAGCGTAATACCCTGATGAGGTTTTTGCCGTTTGCCCGAAGTTGCCCGTAACCCGCCGCAAAACACGCGGGCCGATGTACACATCACCATCACGGCCCCGGAATACTTTCATGGATTTGCGGAGGTTGCCGCTTGTGATCTCTACCCGGCCTGACTTGGTATAATAGTAGTGCGGTGCTGTTGCCTGTGGCTTTTTGGATGTGCTACTTTTTGGCGTTGGCGCTTTGGCGGCCTGTTGGCGTACCTTTGCGCCCCCGGCGGCAAGTATGGCGGTCTTTTCTTTGGGCGTGTTGAGGCGCTTTTGGTAGGCCAAAAGTTTTGCATTGAACTCATTGATGCCCGTCACCTTTACTGCCATTGCTCACTCATTTGTTGATCCCATTTGTTGGCCCAAAAGCGCTTTACATCTTCGCTTTTTTTGTCGTCGAGACGCTGCTCTGAAATTACGCGCTGCTCCCAATCGAATTTAATCAGGTCGGTAGGTTTCAGGGTTTTGCCCTTTTGCAAATGTGGCTGCAAAATGACCGTACCCAACCATCGCGCCCGCTCCCATTCGCTTCGCTGCCGGTCTGTTTCGGCCTGCATCCGGGCGTTGGTAATGTCCAACACTTGCCGGATTGTACTACTCCAGAACTCTGCCTGCGTCATTCCCCAACGCCCGACGGCATTGGTTTCCAGTTGGTCAATACTTACGTCCGCGCCTTCATCCGGCGCGGTTGCGCGTTTCCCGGCTCCGGGTCGTTTGCAAACTTCGGCATGGAATTAGCGAACACATCCATCGCTTGCGCAAGTAGTTCCGGGTTGTCGTCAATCAGATCGCCAATGTCGGCAGGCGTCAGGGCAAAAGGTACGCCCTCCCGCCGGTGTCCATCAGCAAAGCCGTAAAACACAATATTCAGGGCGGTGCTGATTTTCATGTTTGCCCCAAGTTCGCCCAAGTCAGCAAGGGCCATGCCCTCGCTATCCAAAAACGAACTCAGGGCATTCATTCCAAAACTAAACGGCAGTTTGCCGCCTGCAGTAGAAATATAAGTTGCTTGTTTCATAGTCGTGGTATTATGCGGTGTAAGCCACGGCCCCGGTTACAGTCCAAGTGGCGGAGTAGGTAACGTTTTCTTCCACAGCCGCCGAAACTTCCAACGAACTGATGAAAGCGGATGCCTGCCAGTAAGGTGAGGCCGTCGCCCCCGTCGCAAAACGAACGATCAGCGTAGTGCCTGCGTCGTAATGCGTAAACAGATCGTCAACGCCGAGGTTCGTAGTGTCAAACGCTACCAGTCCCTCACTTTGCAGCGTCCCGGAGCGTCGGCCCGGAAGGTTGCGCGTGTAGCTGCCTGCGTTGTCCTTTGTCAGAATCTCCCGGCTTTCAACCGAGAGGGACATGGAACAGTTAGTCGCCTCCCCTATGGCTATGCCGGAGGCGTAAATTCTTAGGTTGGTTCCGTTTACAATCGTAGCCATGTGCTTTTATTTTTTAGGTTTGAAATTATTGTTCATTGCGTTTTCTTCTTCCAAGTCCGGCGCTAAAAAGTAGTTGTTTACTACCATCGGAGTAGGTTCCTCTGCCGCCGGTTTAGGTGTATAATCCCGGCGCGTTTGGTCGCCATGTACCGAAGCAACCCCCAGCGCCGCAAGTTGTGAAGCCAGCTCCGGCGTAACGTCCGGCGTCGCGCCGGGTTTCCACTTTCCATAGGCTTTGATGATGTTGATAATCATTGCTTTGTTATGTTTTAGCGCACCTCTCGGACGCTGTACGTTTGCTCAACTATGTAAACTTGTTTATCCAAGTTCATAGACGCGCTTGATTGCCCGTCGAATTTGATACTTTGCACCTCCACGCCGGAATATGTGCCTGAAACGCGATCTAAGGCCGTGCGCACCGCGCCCGCAATGTCTTGCGCTGCCGTATAGGTATTGGCGTAAATCATTACCGCCATTTGCACCACATCCAAGCCTGAAACGCCGTCTTTGGTATCTGTAGGTAGCGTATTCTCTACCGAGTACACGACAAAAGGGTACACCGCATCCACAGTGGCAATGTCCGGGTAAATTCGGGTGCTTACGAGCGTCGTTACCGGCGCGGCGTTGCTCAAAAGGTAGTATATTGCTTTTCCCGTCATACCACAAATCGTACCGTTAAAGTATCTGTTTCCACAAGGCTAAAGCCGGTCAAAACAATGTCTGCCCCGTCTATGGTGTACTCTTGCAACTCTTGCCCGTTAAGCGTTACCCAAACCTGTGCCTTGTTGGTCGGTAAGTTGCCGCCGTAAACGGTCACGGTCACAGTGTCCGAGGTGCTGCCGGTAAAAGATTGTAGGTACATTAAATCACCTATTGCACCTTCACTTCCCGGCGCTACATATTCACCCTGTGCATACTGTTTGCATTGCAGTTGGATGTACTGCTTTGTTTCATCCCGGCCAATGCCTTCAATATCGTAAAGGCGTGAACGCCAATACACGCGCATCGCCTCGTGAACCTCGTCATTATCCCGCAGAGTAAATTCTATTGCCTGCATGACCGTTTCTTGCCCGGCGGCTTCATCCTCTTTTGAGCGAAGCGGAAAGTATTTAACCCCCGCCCAATAAGTTCCAAGTAATTGCCATGCCGGGACACGTTCACCGTAGCCATTGACGGTAGTTGTCGAAAAATGCACCTCGCAGCGTTCATTCATTCGCCCAATGCGCTCTTTTTTTTCGTGCCTCATTGAAACAGCCATACCCGATACCCGCAGGATTGAAGTAAGTACTCCGCCGCCGTAGGGAGGCGCTTTACATAGTCCGTCCGGTTGTCGTACATATCGGCTATAGTCAACATAAGCGCTTGTTTGATCGCAGCAGGCACGGCGCTTGCCGCGTCATATCCGGCAGTAAAAATGGCGCTTGCTGCGTTCGGCGCTTCATACGTCGAGGGCCATGATTGCCCATAGGCGCGGTAAATGCGTGACGGTGTTCTGATATTGTCAACGCCGTACACGCTTGCGCTTAGGGTTTGCTGTGTGCCTCCGGTGTCAAGGTAAGTGATAGCTGAAACGGAGCGAAGTGGCGAAAGTGCCAAATCCATTTCCTTGTCAAACACGCCCCATACCTGAATAGCGGTTTGAGGTAGTAACGCAAGGGCGCAATGATTTTCCACCCATTGCCGCGCAGCGGTAATGAGCGTACCAATGAGCGTATCATCGGCAGAGCTATCTACTTTGAGATAGTCCTTCACCTCCGAAACGGTCAGTGGTTCACTTGCCGGCCCTTGCGTTACTTTGTACGTCATCGTTTTCGTCTTTTTTGCCTGTTGGCTGCCGGTTTGGAGCTTGCTGTTTCATACATCGGCACTTGTGTAACGTCAGCATAAAAAGCAAGGTCGGCGGCTACCATCCGGGCTGCTTCGGCCTCTGTTGTCGTTAAGGCATGGCCTGCCGGGAACGTGCCAGCGCTCCCGGACAGGCTTACCTTTAGTATCACAGTGACTGTTTGCATTTACGCGGTTTTCATCCGTTTGATTGCGCCTACCGGAATCAACTTGCCGTCGTACCGGCCAAAGGCGTAGAAACCTACGGAGAAGTTGTTGAGATACAGCTCATCGGTGCGCACAAAGGTCGTACCCAGCACTTCACGCATCAGGTAGTAAGACCAGTCACCAAAAGCCATGATGGATTTGTTGGTGGCGATGCTCTCAAAGTCCTGATTGATGATGTAGCGGTAGCCCCACAGCGTTGCCGGTTCCCCGTCGCGCATGGAAGGCAACCACAGCGGCGTGCTGTCTGAGCTACCCAGCGTCAATTTCTTGACATAGGCCAAAGTGCTGTCGTTGAGCATAAAGGCCACGTTCGGGCCGGTGCGATATGCCGGATCAACGGAATGCACGAGGTCGAGAATTTCAGAGGCCGTCAACGCCGTAGCGCTTGCCGTCGTTTTGCCTGTCGGTGCGCCGTTGGAGGCTGCGAGGATACCCGTAGGCTTTGCGCTGCCGTCGCCGGTAGTGAATGCCGTGTTGAGGGCGCGGCCCATCCGGGTCGCCAACATGGTGTTGATCTCGCCCGCTGCGTTTACAGCGTCGTCCTGTAACCATTCGCGGGAAACAATCACTGCCGAGCGGTAGGTATAGCTACCCAACGAAATGCGGCTGAAAGTTACGTCCTGCACGGTCGTTGCACTTGCCTCTGCCGTCAACAGGGCTGCCGTGCTGGTATCATCCACATACGGTTGGTTCCAAGTCCCGCCGCCAGAGGTGCGCACAAGGCGTGCGGCCTGCAACATACCGCCATAAACCTTCATCGTTTGGATGAACTCAGGCGAGAGGTCGGTAGGTACGACATACCCGCCATAAATGCCGCCGGTGGTTTCGGTGGTGATGGTGGACGTTCCCCGATGTTCGCCGGTGTTAAGGATGTTGGCCGCCTCTTGGCTCATGTGCTTGTCGCCCCGGCGAATCCATTGGTCGAATGCCGAACGATACGACATTTCCACTTTGGGAATTTCCGGCAGCAAAAGGCCGCTTGCGCGTTGTTCGTTCTCCATGCCGGAGATGATCGAACGCGCATCAATGGAGCGCTGCAGTTCTTCCTGCCTGTCGTGCATTTTCAGAAAGTTGGCGTTTTCCTCTCCGTTGAGGTCTCGGCTTTCTGATTGTGCGCGCTTTACCATGTCGCGCATTTGTTCCCGGATGTTCAGGTACTCATGACGCAGTTCATTCAATGGTGTCATTGCGTTTGTTTTTTGATTAGATGATAAGAACCTCTGCCGAGTCACGGAGAGGGGTTTTTTCGTTTTGTGCCGGTGCTGGTGTGCTGTGTTCCGCTTTCCATTGCTCCAATGACCGGAGCGCAACCTGTGTGTCCGGGTAGGCCGGGTATGTCACGGGCGAAACATCAAAAAGGCGCTTCACTTTTTTGATCTTGCGTACCGGCATACCTTCGCGCTCCTCCCATGCCTGCTCATCAATGGTAAAACCAAAAGATGACTGCGACACATCGCCGCGGCGCAACAGCTCCCGCAAATCGCGCCCGGCGTTGGTGTCAGGAAGTTCAAATTCATATTTTAGGCCGCGCGCGTCGGTCGTCAGGCGGAGCGTTCCGCTACTGGTACGGGCGAGCAACATATTAGGGTCGTGGTTGAACAGGGCGCGCACGTCACTTACGTCGGCGTCGTCAAATGCACCCGGCTCTATTTCCTCTACAAAGCCGAACATTTCTTCGCTCCGGCTATTGTAAAGGGCAGCGTAGCCGGCAACGGTATTACCTTGCCCGTCCACTTGCATTTCACTGCGATAGGTTCTCGTTTCCTTCTCCATCGTTGTTATCAGTTTGAGGCAGGCCCACTGGTTCCTGTGGGTCTGCCGGGTTGCTCATATTCATTGGCACAAAATAATCCTGGCCTGTGCCGTCGGCTATTGGGTTATAACCTTCGCGCTCCCTTACCTCATCCCGGTTCAGGATGCCCCATTTCATCATTGATTCCACCCACTTGCTCCGGCTGTCGAGGTCGCTCATTTGGAGGTCTGAAATATCAAACTCCACCTGAAACGCCACCTGTTCGTCAACCGGGAATAGCTTTATGTTCAGCTCGTTTTCGATGCGCTTGCACCACGGACGTATAGTATGTGTAATGAACAGCAGGCTCAGGTGTTCAATATTGCTAAATGTCGCCCTGTCCAAATCTTCGAGCATAAATTGAGGCACGCCAAAAATTCGGGCAATGTCGGAAACGGTCAGCTTTTTGGTATCGGCAGCGCCGGCCTGCTGTGGGCTTAACCCAATGGCAGCGTAATCCATGCCCTCCTCCAAAATCGCTACCTTAGCGGCGTTTTTGCTGCCTGAATAGGTATTCTCCCAGCTACCGCGCAGGCGCGTCATGGCGTCGTTATTGAGCCGGCCGGGGTGCTTTAGGATGCCCGCAAGGGTAGCGCCTTCGCTGAAAAACTTGGTAAGGTATTCTTGATTAGCAAGGGCAAGGCCGAAGTTATCCGCCAACATCCGAATGACTTGCAGGCCGGTCATGCCGTTCCATGAAAGCCCTTTGATGTGTACCATGTTGGCGGGTCGTACCTCATAGGTTCTTGCGCCGGGCGTTGTGGTATCCTGTGCTATCTCATAGTAGAATGTGCCGGTGTCCTTTACTTTGAGCGTCACGCGCTCGGGCGGTAGGATGGTATAGTTTTTTGGGTAGCCCGTCACGCGCTCCCGGCTCAGCTCTACATAGGCATTGCCATATAAAAGAGCGTGCGTAATAAGCGTTTGGAAAAAGTCGAACTTGGTGTAAAGGATAGAGGGTTGGAACGACATTTGCCGGAATACCGGATGGGTAAAAGCCTTCGCTTTGCGCACTCCGGCAGTGGTGTTTTCGATGCGAACTACGCTAACAGGCAGCGAGGCCACGCCGTTAGCTATCACATTGATAGCCCGCCAGACAGTAGAAAGCCCCAGAACAGTATCTGCGTTGATTGTTTGGCCTGATTTGTTGGGGACGGTAAAAATGCGGGATAACAACAGGTCATCTACGGCAGCGCCGGACAAAAGCCGTTTTTCTGCAATAGCTTGCTGATTCGCTGCCGTTTCAGGTGTGCGAACCCCAAAAAACCGCCGGATGCCGTCAAAAATAGCCAAATTATGCCCTGTTTATTAGGGCGAAATTGGGGTTTTTAGGGGT